TCAACCGCAAAAAAGATAGAAAAGGACTGGGACGGCTGCCACATTGCAGAATTGCAGCTGGAAGAGTTGGAAGACGTGCCGGAAATTGCGTACAAGCTGGGAATTGTACCGCACGATTGGAAGAACGAAACAGCCGGAATATGGGCAGACAGCGAACTTGAAGAAGCCGTGCCTTTCCGGGGTTCGGGTTTCCTCAGCACTTCCTTCGGTGGCGCTGGTGCGCTGTGCTTGCCCAACGCCGGTTCTCACGTCATCCACAACGTTTCGCTCCGTTCCGCTTTATTCTTGGAAAGCTGGGAACTGGTAACTGATTTACTGAAAGCGGGTGCGGAAGCACACGCAGGAGCGCAGGAAGAATGAGCGCAGATAATTTCCCATACGTCGAGGGACAGCCAGCGGAAATCTATTTTGACGGCAAATGGCACCGGGGCAAGATAATTGCCGGGTACAGATTTAGGGACGGAATAGTGACCGTACAGACGGAAGATGGGCAGAAAATCTGGTGCGGTGAGAGCCGCAAAGAGTTATACAGAGCATTGTAAAAATGGCAAGCAAAAAGCCTTTGAAGCTGTGCCGGAAACACAAAATCAAAGGCTTTTCAAAAGTCAATATGTTAATAATTCAATACACGTTTATTATACCATATTGGCGGTTACAAGTCAAACATTTTAGGGCTGAAAAGCCCTTGAAAATA